ATTATTACCCAACCAAGAGGTTGTATTTGAACTAGACAGTCTTGTTGGTAATCTAGTAATTCCTAACTCAACGTTATAAGCTAAATCTGGAGTAGGCGCAACATAAATTGTGTTGTGATCCCACCATGCCCAATAACGAGGAGTCCCCGTTGCTGTTCGATCTGGCCAATATTCGTTCATATAACTAATATCGCGTTGTTCTAAAAATGACCTTGTTGTAGCACTAGGAGAAAATATCTGCATTGTTCTAATAGTACCAAGAGATTCTGGTGTAGGTGTCGTTCCGCCCGGAAGAGATAAGAAAGCATTACTTGATAAAAGGTTTGCTGTTTGATGAGATTTAAATACATCTAAATCTACATCCCTAAATATTCTGTTTTCAGCATGTTCAATAAAATCATTTGTTCTTGTAGCTGTTAGAACATCTGTACTAACCTCTGTGTAATCTAATATTTGAGTTGTTAATTCTGCGTAGGTAACGGCCATTATGATATACTCACTGTTACTGTACCAGTAGATGATACAACTAAAGGTTGTTTTTTATCTGTTGATGATTGCATAGAATTATTATAATCAAAAAATCCTACCCCTCCAACAAATACTGTTAAAGGTTCTGAACGAGCAGGACGTGCATCTTGTAAACTTTGTGCATCGGCCGCGTGTCTTTGTCTTTCCTGTTGTGGATGTTTAGCTTCAAACTCAGACTTGTGAACTAAAGAACCATTCCATTCTTTGACCATTTCTTTGTAAGGAAACTCCATACCACTACGATCAGATATTGCTTTCGCATATTTACCCGAAGCATGTGCCATTAGATATATCCTCTCTCTGGTGTAGCAAAGAAACTAGAACGTGGTCTATCTTCTTCTGAAGCTCGTTGCCACTCTTCTTCATATAATTGTTTTAGTAAAGGTGTTCTCTCTGGTGCTTTTTTTACTGACATGTAATAAGCAAGCCCGGAAGACAAACAAGGTATGAACCTTGTTGGTACTTCTAGTTGATCATTATAATCACCAGCATCCTGTATTTTAGTTAGACCATAATATTTAAATGTGTGTGCACCATCTGGTGTTGGGTATAAATATAATGTCGGTGTTGAAGCACCTCTCTCTAAAAAATACTGCACAGGTGTACCCTCTGTAGATTTTTTTGAAATATTTAAATACTCTGCACGACTAATACGATCAACTTCTATATCTGTTGTTGTATCACTAGTTGTAAATAAAACAGCTTCTAGTATGTCAACTAAATCTGAATCTAAAGTGTAACTAGTTGTACTTGCCGTTAGTGTTTTTGTTCTAAGCTCAACAGTCCAAAGATTAATACCTCTGTTAGCCCATTCAGCTAACATTATATTTAAAGAACGTCTTGCACTTTTTAAATCATAACCAGATCTAGAATTTATACCACATCTTTCAAAAGCCTCTTCTATAAGCTGATCTACATCTAAATCAAAAGTATTAGTTCCGGACGTTGCCATTACTTACCTACTTTTTTCATAGCTTTCTTATGAGCTTGTGTAAAAGTTTTACCTTTTTTCATAGCTTTTTTCATAGAAGCCATATGTTTTTTTGTATGGTGTTTAGAGTGTTTTTTCATGGTCTTTTTTTGACCACCTGTTAATTGTTTAGGCATCGAAGACCTCCTAATCATTATTAATAGATTTTTTGGAATTCTGCAATAACTGTGTACATATTACCAGAGTCCGCGGCACCCGGTACAACAAGATTAACATCACTTTGATTACTATTACTAGATTTATCTGCTGGTATTCCACCAAATTCTCTAAAGTCCCAATAGCCTGCTCCTGTTAAACCAATAATAGGAATATCTCCATCTGAATCTTCTTCATCTAAACGTGCGTAAGAATCTCCTCCATCGCCACCTTGACAAGAATACCAAACTCTAAGTAATCCTAAATGTGCTACAGCGGTTCCATCTGATCTAGCAGCTAACGTTGATACATCGCCAAAAACTGTTGTTGCTCCTGTTCCGTCTGATTGATTGACTATTTTGATTACAACGCGATTGTCGTTTTGTTGTAGGATAGTCGGTCCTGTAACTGTGTCTGCCATGTTCCCTCCTTAATTAAGAACTGTGGGGCCGAAGCCCCACTTTTGTTATTTATTATTCAAATACGTTTCTGCTCATGCAAATGTAATGAGTGATTAGTGCTTCTGCCGCACCTGCGTTTGCTTCAATTCCATTGTATGGAATAAAATCAACATCATTTTTTAAAGCACCAGATTTAGTAGTACCAGTTGTTACTGCTGTACCACCAGTAGAACCAGAAGTACTTGAAACATTGTACTGTATACCATTTACAAAAATAGCAGCTTTTCTGTCACTGTCTATTTCAATTTTTAAATGATAAATTGTATCTGCTGCTACAGTAATAGGTAACTGACTAATAAAATCAGTGCCATTAATACTGTGAACAAAGTGTAACTTTGTAAAATCAGTAAACGCTTGACCAGAGTTATCTGCATCAGTTAAGAACTGAAAGTATGCTTGATCAGCATCAGTCGCAAGTTCTGGAGCGTTTGTTAATTTTAATCCAGCCCAAACATTTTGATTATCAATAGCTGGTAATTGAATAGATGTTTCCCAGTGTACTGAATTTTCTGTTCCCCATAGACAACCTGCCCACGCTGTTGCGGCAGTATCTAAGTGAGGTGTAATTATTGCTTGATCTTGGTCTGCACCAGCAGTTGTTGCTTTAACTCCACCAGAAGTTCCAGCAAAAGTACATAATGCAGTAGTCATGTTAGTTCCAAGTGCTTCCCAGTTTCTGTTCAAAGCTCTTTGAACTTCAACTGTTGATACTTGGTCAATGTTAGCGTTTAGACCCGGTCTTTGTAAGAACCATTCGTCTAGGTAGACTCTTCTAGCGTCTTTAGCTGTTGTGCCTAAAGTTCTATCGCTGTCTAACCCTGTAGATGCAGTCTCAGTAAATAATTTAAAGTTACCTTTAGATCTTACCGGACCACTAAAGCTTGTATTAGCCATTGTTTTTCTCCTTGGTTGTATAAACCATTCGTCGTGCTGTCTTTATACCGTCTGCCTAGCCAGTCTGCACAACTATTTTACTAGGTTGTTAAATGTGGGGGACAAGCCCCCACAAGTTAAGAGTAATTATGCTCCCGGTGAACCAAAGATACCTCTCCAGTCAGAGAACCCGAATGAGTATCTCTCTCTAGATTTGTATCTAACGTTTCCAGTTTCAAAATCGCCTTCCATTTTAGTGGAAATTGGCGCTCTGTACCAACTCTTTGACCAGATTTCATCAGTCTTTCAGCAGTGAATTGAAGATTTACTGGAATAATCATTTTCGTACCGTTGAGAGCGATTTTTAATCCTCTATCGTCAGTAAGTCCAGCAATGTCAATTAACGCTTGCTCTAAAGATGTTTCATTTAGGTCCGCAGCAGTTGATAGTTCGTTTTTAATGTTTCCGCCAGTTGTTGGGTGAGCAGTAGAAAATAATTCTACGCCGTCTCCACCAGTAAAAGAACTGTCAAAACCGTTATTTAAAACGTTTGCAGCTTTTACTTGTTTAGCGTTTGCCATTGAACGAGCTAGTGCTTTTGTATATCTAGAACTGATTTTGTCATAAAGGTTGTCCTCTACAGCTTCCTCAGTAATAGAAAAAGCAAGAGCTATAGTTTCGTGTGTATAGCGAGCAGTGAAAGATTCAGTAGCATCATCATAATTAATTGATGACCCTTCTGGTTTTACCTGTGCTGTACCGAAACCGGATAGCATTACTTCTTCTTCAAAAGCACGATCAGAAGTTTCTGTATCAAAAATTTCTGCGTGTTGGTTTTCGTATCGATTGTATTCTAACCCGAACAAAGCATTAAGACCCGGTTCAAGCTCTTTGACCAGTTGTGATCTAGAAATAGCCATATATGTCTCCTATTAGCCTAATGCTGTTGTTAATAAGTAAGAATGTTCTCCAACATTTGGAATTACATACGCATTGCAGTTTGCACTGGATGTATCACTGTTGTTAGGATCTTTCGAAATACCTATTTGTTTAAATTGTCCAGACGTTGTAACTGAAGTAGTATCTAATTCGCCAGATGATCTGCCAGATGTAGTGCTTCCACTTTTACCAACAAAATCAAACCCACCGAAATTCATCGCTGCTGTTCCAGTTCCGTCGTGTTGAACTTCAAAGACGATTCTTGGATCGTCGTACACCTGTGCAACAATATCAGAAGCATTTGTGCTTGCTGGATAAAAATTACTAAATGTTGGCTTACTAGTCGTAGGGTCAGTATAAAAACATCCACCGAAAATACCTAGAATTACACTAGGAGTTCCAGAAGAATCGTCAGCCACTTCAATACCACCAGCGGTTACCGCTAATACCGGTGTACCTTGAAATATGCTGGTGCCATAATTGGCTGCAATTTTGTACTCGTTCGTACGAATTAGACCGCCTGTAAGATGCCTTACGGGTCTAAACCCGAAAGCTGCGTCTTTATTTGCCATCGTTATTTCCTTTTTTTAAAGGGTTAAGTTTTTTTAATTCGATGGACAAAAGAGCTAAAAAATTAGTTCTTTCGGTTACCACCGAAGGTTACACGAGATTGCCTGTCTGGTTTAGAGACCGGCATGCTAGGGTGTTGTTCCTTCAATAAATCATTTGCGACCGCTTCTTCTTTATCTTGCACTTGCTGTTTAAAGTAAGCCATTCGCTCTTCAACGATTTCTGTTGGAATTTTCGCCAGCAGTAAACCACCAACTCCTATTACACCTTGGTATTTGCCTTCCTGTATTGTCGGATATTCACCGTTGTCGGAATCGGCTCTTACGAGTTCGAAACCTTCTCTTAATCGAGCATTTAGATTTTTATTATCTGATTGCCCTAAAGTTTCAGCGCGTATCCACCTATGTTTGTACCCATCGGGTGCAGGAGGTGCGTCAAGGGATGACGGGGGTGCCCATGGTTTCCTACGAGTCGTTTTCTCGCGGGATAAGGCAGCGCGTGGAGTCTTATTTTCATCAATTTTATTCATATGCCTACTCCTTCACGTATTTCGCATATTCTTCTAGTGGCACACCTAATTTTTTAGCAATCGCTACTTGAGATGGCGTGAGTCTCACTGTTTTGCGTCCAGTTCGTGTGGTCCTTGTAGCAGAAGCAACTGTTTGGACGGGTTGTTTGCTTCCTTGGACTTCTCCCCCATCGTTAAACTTTTGGGGAAACTCAGTTCGAAGTCTTCTGTCAATCTCTTCGTAGTATTCATCAGAAGATGGATTAAATCCTTCTTCTTCCACAAGTTTCTTGTGAATACCAAACGAAGCGTATGTCATAGCTTCATCTTTACCAAACCACTCATTTTTTTCCGCCCATGCTTCCGCTTTTGGGTCCGGTGGAGCAGCTTGTGGTTGTTGTACATTACTTTGTACAGGTTGTTGAATTGTCTGTCCAGCATTTTCTTGAGCTTTTTCGTATAATTTTCTTTGCTCTTCTGTAGCATTTATACGTTCTTGCTCAATAGCTAGTCTTGCTAGAGCTTGATTTGCTGCTACTTGTGCATCGACATCACCAGCAGATACAGCTTGTTTTAACGAAGCTTTTGCTGACTCAAGTTCTGATTTTACACGTCCAGAAAACTCATTAACATAACCGTCATCAAGTTTTGTAAACTTTGTTTGTAAATCATCGCGTTCTTTTTTAATTTGTTCTGCAAAACTAAGAGCTTCTTTTTCTCTTCGTTCTGACTCACGAATTTTATATGTTAATCTGTCAATAC